ACGGCGGCCCCGGTGTTGTCGTAGTGGTCGCTGGCCGCACGGTACCCGGCGTTGATGGGGGCGTGTCCGGTGCCGACCGTGATCTGACCGACGGACGCGGAGCCTCCGTCCTCCGTCCAGACGTTGCCCGTCATGAAGTACGGGTGGGAGTCCTCGCGCGGGGGCGTGACGCACAGACCCGCCTGACCAATGTGGCAGGTGCCCCACAGCGCGGCATGGCCGTAGACCCGGCCCTCGGGGGTGACGGTGATGCCGGTCGGAACGGACAGGTCTGGATTGGCGAACCAGTCGACCGGGGGCCGGTCCGGCGCCTCCACGCTCGTGGTGCGCTCGTGGACCGAGGCGGACGCGCGCAGGGCTCCGATGGGCTCACCCCCGGCGACCACGGCCCCGTCCTCCCCGAGCAGGGCGATGTACGCCTCTGCGAACGCGGGGATGTCGACGAGGGTGGCTGCCCGGATCCGGCCCTTGTGGAACACCACCTTCTCAGGGGACGCGAACAGCTGAGCGAACGGGTCCGGCTCGTCCTCGCCATTGGGCTCCGTGTCGGCGTAGATCAGCTCCATGTCGGCGTCCTTGACGGAGTCGACGTCGACCGACACGCCCCTCAGGAACTTGCCTTCGATCTTGCTGTGGACCCGGCGCCCGTCCTCGTCGCTGAGGTCCAGCAGGCCCTCGCCCATGATCAGGCCGGAGTCCTCACGCCAGATCCTGTCGATCCGGCCGACGTTGACGGCGACCGTGTGGGGCTCCCCGCCGTGGCTGTCCTCCTTGTTCCAGCGCAGGGGCAGGGGGAGGTCGGCCCACGTGAGGGCTCCGGTGTCGAACTCGCGGCCGTCCCCGGTCTCGATGCCCTCCACCGTCAGGGGGCCGCGCCAGGGCGCGGTGTTCTCGCCCCCGATGTCCTCCGGAGCCGGGCCCTGCACCTCCAGGGTCTCGGTCCCGGCCGCCATCTGCTCCACGTCCACGCACTCGCCGGTCGCCTTGTCCTTGGCCTGACCAGGAGGGCACTCCATCTCGCCGTGCTCGCCGTGGCCGTACTTGTTCTCCTTGAGCCGCTTGTCCTTCTTGGTGCCTTCACTGGGTTCGCCCTGGCGGAGGGCCTCTGTCGTCATACCGCTGTCTCCCTCGTTCGCGTACAGGGCGGCCATCTGGTCGTCGGCGTCCGCCTTGGAGTCGTGGCACCCCGCAACGGATCCGTCGGAGTCCTTCACGACGGCCCACTGCCCCTCGCCGCATTCGGCGTGGTCCTTCACGGTGTGCCAGGGCATTGCGCCCTCCCCGATCATTTCGACGTCTGCGCGCATGGTAGCGGCTGCGGTCGTCGCGGCCTCGCCGTCGCTTTCCTCCGGGATCCACCGGGCAACGATCATCCCCCGGCAGGAGTTGCCGTACCGGGGGCCGACGCAGTCCTTGTACCCCATGACCGGGTACGCCTTGATCGCGATCTCCAGGGAGGAGAACTGCTCGCCGTCCACGGCCCGGCACGGGGCGCAGGTGTTCTTGTCGAGCATCTCGGAGGCGTAGTACTCCCCAGGCGGAGCGGCCTCCAGAACCGCCTGCCGCCCGGCCGTCTGTGCCGTGCTCATCGCCGTCCCGACCTGGGACCTGATCATGGACTCCTGTGCCTCGGCCAGTGCCTGGTCCACCTCGGCCGCGATCTGGTCGGCCGGAGCATCCCGCGTGAACAGGCCGGTGACGACCCGCTTGGCCGTCTGAACCACGGAGGTCGCCATCAGGTCCGCCGTCATCCGGGCCACGGAGTCGATCAGCCTCCGGCCTCCGACGGCCGCCGTGACGGCGTCCTCCGGCAGGGTCCACTCGGGGATCTCCACGCCCTGGCGTTCCGCCTCCCGCTGAAGGGACTGCCCGGCCCGGCGCGCGAGATCCGTCATGGCTTCGGCGAGCACCTCGGCCGCCTGGTCCACGCCCTGCTCCGGGCCGAGGGTGATCCCGGCCCACTCCTCGGGGGTGTCGGCTCCGGCCTTGATCTGCTCGGCGATCCAGGTCCGCCACGCAGCGTAGACACTGATCATCCGGTTGGACGCAGACTGAACAGCGCCCTCCCACTGCCGGTTGTGCTCGGCGAAGTCGCAGTGCTCCTCGTGCGGCAGGGCGTCCCGGCGCAGCCCGGAGGCCGTGAGACCCTCTCCGCCCTCCAGGGGGATGTCCCGGTCGTCGTCACCGAAGCTGAGCCGGATCCGGTCGAACGTAACGGGTCCCAGCCGTTTCTCCAGCTCCCGTACCAGGGTGAGGTCGCCGTCGTACGCCGCACAGATGTGCGCCACCCACGGACTGTGCTGCTCGGGGACCTCGGGGAGGTCCGGAGTCATCGTGAGCGCGGTACCGGCGACGACACGGACCTCCCCGAGGTGCGCGTCGGACTCCGGGTCGTCCCCGACGGACCAGACCCAGGACGGCTTGTCTCCATCGCCGTTCCAGTGCGCGACGCCGAACACACGGGCGGAGACCGGAGGGATCCCTGCGACGAGGGGCCGCACCCGCTCCTCCAGATCGTCGCGCTGCTCATCGGTCCACACGGAGCCGTCATCCCCGAGGTAGAACAGCGTGCAGTGCAGCTCCGCTGCGGGCTCCCCGCCCTTGAGGGCGAGACGCTTGGCGTCGGCGGCCGACGGCATGAGCGCGATCATCCCGCCCTGGGTGTGGCTGCGGTCGTCAGCGGCGAGACTGACCCGGCGGCCGTGTGCCTTCTGGCTGTGGTGGCCCCGGCGGTGGAACGTCTCAGGCACGGACCCACCGTCCTTCCTGGATAAATCCGTGGTCCCCGCAGGAGCACTGTACGGACGGGCTGATCGTAAGCGGGTCCCAGCTCAGTACGTCCCAGGTGTCTGCGTCGGGAGCGACCTCCCTCTGGACGTCCCCGGAGAAGGTGACGAACCCTGCGCACGGGCCCCCGGTCTCCGCGCTTGTGTGGAAGATGATCAGGCCCCACCTGTCCACGTCCGGGCGGTCGGCGTGCTGTGGATTCAGCTCCCGGTCCGGAGCCCAGGCGGAGTACTCCCCCCGGTGCCCGTCCCCGAGATCGAACGAATTCCCGCCCGGAGCGGATCCGTCAGCCATGCCCGTTCACCGCCGGTCGCAGTCGCGTGCTGATCAGCCCTCGGGTGTCTGTGTAAGGCGTCTGGCCGTCGAGCACCAGACGTCCGAACGGGTCGAGGTGGCACAGGTAGGTCCCGCTGGTCCCTGGACGGGCAACTGGCGCGTTGCGGCTGATGGCGTGGGTGTACGGGCACGAATACTCGTGGTCGTGGCAGAGCTGCGGGTGGAGCAGCTCCCACTGCCGGTCCCCCACGGACAGCCGGATGATGTGCTGTGTCTGCGCCTGCTGGAGCAGCCGTCGCGTCCGGGCTGCCTCCCGTGTGGCCTCGCCGGGCTCCGGAGGGCCGCTCTGACCCGTGCCTGGGGGAGAGGCAGGGGGACTCGCCGTAGGTGCGGAGGGCGCAGCCTCCTGCTCCGGCGGGGGCGTGTTGCCTTCCTGCACGGCTTCGGCCGTGCCGGGGTCCTGCGGGGACACGGGCACGATCGGCTGGACCTTGTTCCCGGTGAGCTGCGCCAGGGCGGACGCGGCGCCGGAGGGGAGGGTGTGGATGATGACCTTGAGGGCCTGCTCGGTCAGCTCCTCGTCGGACGGCTTGTCGTCCTCGTCGAACCCCATCTCCCGGCGCAGCGCGGCGCCGGAGATCTCCAGCCGGTCGTACGCCTCCACGGCGTTTTCGCTGCGGTCCGGCCGCAGGGCCAGTTCGCTCATGTCGTACCAGACGACGTAGTCACCCGCGTCCTCGCCGGACGCCTCCAGCCGGGGCTGGAGGTACCCGCGCGTCAGGGAGTCGCAGATCAGCTCCGCCACCGGGGCGATGTGCGTTTTGAGGGCGCCCTCCTCCAGCTGCCAGGCGCCCCAGTGGTTGACGTCCCCCATCCCGAGCAGGATCTCGGCGGGCATGTCCAGCTTTGTGGCCAGCCGCTTGATCGCGCTGTCGCGCTTCTCGATGATCTTCTCGTCGATCTTCAGCGTGAAGTCGATGTGCCGGATGGCTTCGATCGACTCCGCCGGGCCGACGATGGGGATGGGGATCACGGAGGACGCGGTGCCGGGCTTCTCGATGGCCTGCGCGGCGATCTCGATGAACTCCGCCACGAGCGGGTTGGGCGCGTCGGCGAACTCCTCGCGTACCGGGAACGTGATGTCGTCCGGGATGCCGATCAGCCCGGCCGACGCGAGGCGGCTGAGGTACTCCGCAGCGATCTTCCGGTTGACCAGCTCCAGCTCCCTCATGATGTCGCGCGCCGAGCGCGCGGGGGAGTCGGCCAGGTGGTAGTACCGGTCGTGGGGTCGCCAGACGCGGGTGACGAGGGAGTTCCGGGCCAGCGGTCGCCAGTCCTGGCCGGTGTTGACACTGTTCTCGTCCATGACCCAGTACGCGCCGGACTGCGGCCGGATCTCGTCCACGGACCGGACCTGCCAGCGCTCGCGCTTGCCGTCCTGCTCCCCGATCAGGTACCCCTCGCCGGGGATCTGGAGCTGCACCGTGAGCCGCTTCATGATCTGTGCCTGGCCGCCGACTCCTCCCCCGAGCCGCATCATCAGTTCGGCCGCCGGGCCGTCCGCCTGGATCTCAGGCTCGTCGGTGTCGGGCTGGAGCTTGCCCGCCCGCAGGCGGACGCGGGAGAGCATGTTGCTGAGCCACCACACGCCGTAGTTGAACTCCCCGAGCGTGTCGTAGTACCGCCAGACTTCCGACTGCCACTTTTCGGTGTGCCGGATGAACTGCGCTCCGGGGCCCTTGGGGGGCGCTGCGGCGGCCGTGAGGGCCTGCGGAAGCTGTCCGGCGGACAGCGGTTCGGGCCGGGCTGAAGCGACCAGGGCCCGCTGGCCCGGCCGGGCGATGGCGCTGAGCAGACCCACCTTGACCTCCCAGAGTGATCTCGGGGGCATGGTACCGGCGCCGGGACTGTATTCCCTCGGGACGCGGGGGAGCCCCGCCGGACGGGGTGCTCGGCGGGGCTCCGTGTGGGGCTGACCCAGGACCAGACTACTCTCCGGCGAACACGCCGGTCGCGATGCGGGCGACACGCTGCCCGTAGTCGGCGGCAGGCGCCCACCGGCCGCCGAGATCCTCCACGTACTGCACGGTGTTGAAGTTCCGCGATCCGGGGCCGACGTAGCGGGCGCGCGGGTCGGGGGTGTCCTGCGGAACCGGGAACCCGCAGTACAGCCGGAGGTGATGCGCGTGCGCGACGGCCCCCAGCCACGGCCGCCCGTACAGGTCCGCCGGGAACCGCTGGTGGTCGTCCGGATCGTCTCCGACACCGCTCACGGTCTTGAGACCGCAGGTGTTGTTGAAGGAAGCGTCCCCGGCGCCTCCGAACCGGCCCCAGTTCGTCTCCAGGGCGCACTGCGCCGCGAGGACGACCGGATCCACCCCCGTCTCCCGGCCGACGTCCCAGAGCGCCCGCAGGGCCTGCCCGTACCACGCGGATGCGGAGCTGGCGTGGGCCCCGTCGAGGAGCTGCACGAACGGCAGCGAGGGGGTACTCATCACGGGGATCACGGGTTACCTCCGGGTCAGGTAGCGCAGGAGCCAGAGATATCCGGCCCCGAGGGCGACAGCGGCCCCGACGGCCGCCCCGAGGGCGACGGCGACGGCATCAGGCACCCGGCACCGCCACGTCGTCGTTCACGTCCAGCTTGAACTGGCTGTAGACGAGGTCGACGGGGCCCGACCCGCCTCCGATGTAGATCTGGAACGCCACCGGTACGCCGGGGTGGAGGAACATCCGGTGCAGCACCGTGAAGAACTGCATGCCGGGGGAGCAGGCGTGGTGCTCTGTGTTCGTCCGGTCGTCCGCCTCGTCGCCGGATCCGTAGGGATCCCGGACGAACCGGGTGCGCACCTCGTCGTAGTCCCCGGCCTCCAGTTCGATGTGGCCCTCCAGGGTCCCCCAGCCGTCTGCGGCCGGGTGGATCAGGGCGGAGTACTTGTCCGGGTACGCGGAGACCGTGCCGCCGGGCTGGGTCGGCCGGTGCATCTCCCACGGGTCGTACGAGGTGGGCGGCGTGGTGTACGGGAACGGGAGGGCGACCCACTTGCTGGCCGGGATGGACCGGACGTTGTTGTTGGCGAGAGAGCAGACGTACAGGCTCATGACCACTCCTGGGAGGCGAGGAGAGCGGATCCGGCCCACACGGCTCCCCAGACGAGCCAGACCGGAGGTATGTCGATGACGGTCCACGTCCCGAGGACCACGGCGGCCGAGACGTATGCCGACGCGCACCACGGGCAGGTGATCAGCTCCGCCAGCCACACGGGGCTCCAGCGCGCCCGGCGGACATAGCGCTGGGGCTCCTCGTCGTCGGGGCCGTAGCTCCAGTCCGTCCGGAGTACGGCCTTGCGACCGGCGCCGGAGCGCGCGTACTCCTCCAGCTCCCCGAGCGTGAGCGGTCGCCAGCCCCCGGCGAGACGGTCCCGCAGCCACAGCACGGGCGGGAACGTGTCCTTCACGACGAGCCGGGTGAGGCGGTAGGACGCGAGGGTCATGAGCAGCAGGGCGACGAAAAGGTCCATGGTCCGGATTCCTTGATCGCAGGGACGGAACGGGCGCCCGGCCGGAGGGAAGGCGGCCGGGCGGACCCAGTGTCTCACTCGACCAGCTTGCCCGGCGGGGACACGGCTGCGGGGACCGGGGCGGTGACCTTGTCACGCACCCAGACGCCGACGAGCAGCATGATCGCTCCGACGACCTTGGCCTGGAGTTCAGCGTCCCAGTTCAGTCCGAAGTACGAGAACAGCGACACGCCTGCGGTGACGAGACCGGCGAGAGCGGCCAGGATTCCGTCGCCCACCTGGACGGCGACGACGAGACCGAGCGCAGCAGCCACGAGGGCCGTCACGATGGACTGGAGCTGGGCATCGAAGTTGAGCCCGAACGCGGACAGGATCTGCCACAGCGCACCGAGGGCGGCCAGCCACACGGCCGGTTCACGGCCGTAGATCTTCCCCATGGGTCCTCCTGGGATTCACAGGACGAGACGTGCGGCCCCGTCGAGCAGAGTATGCACGAACACCCCGGCCGGTTCGTCCGCGACGGCGAGACCGAGGGCGAGGGCGACGGCGGACGCGAGCACCAAGGGCTGCTTGCGTCCGATGAGCAGGCCAGCTCCGAAGATGAAGAGAGCTGCGGTGAGGGTCAGCGACATGGGTTTACGTTAACCCAGGGTGCGCGACATCTGCGACATGCCGGTGCCGCCCTGAGGGACGGTCCCGGTCAGCTTGACGATCCGGTTGTGCCAAGCGGGCCAGACCATGGCATCGAGACGGTCCGGGCTCCAGTCCAGCTCGGGATACCAGGTGCAGAGCTGGTCCTCCAGCTCGGGATGGACCC